CAAACGCGGCATTGCCAACCCCGCCGCGTTGCCGTCGCGCGAGCACGCCGACACACTGGCTTCCTACGCTTTGCGCCCCTTGCACCCAGCCCGCACGCGCCCATCTTCCACCTACCCGGAGCACCCGCACCATGGCACTCGACAGCTACCACCACGGCACCCGCGTCGTCGAACTCGAAGGCGGTGTCCGCCCGATCCAGACCATTGAAACCGGCGTGATCGGCTTCGTGGCCACCGCTGACGACGCCGACGCGCTGGCCTTCCCGCTCAACCGCCCGGTGCTCTGCGCTGGCGACGCGGCCATGATCGCCAAGGCCGGCACCACCGGCACGCTCGCCAAGACGCTGAGCGCCATCTTCGAGCAGACGCGGCCCATGATCGTGATCGTGCGCGTGGAAGAAGGCGCTGACGACGCCGAGACCACCGCCAACGTGGTCGGCGGCTACGACGTCAACGGCATGGCCTTGGGCATCAAGGCGTTGGGCGCCGCCAAGGCGCAGCTGGGCGTGCAGCCTCGCGTGCTCGGTTGCCCGGGCCTGGACAACCAGGCGGTGACCACCGCCCTGGTGGCGCTCGCCAAAGAGAGCCGCAGCATGGTCTACGCCCGCGCCGTGGGCGCCACCAAAGAAGCCGCGGTGCTGTACCGCGACAACTTCGGCGACCGCGAGCTGTGCCTGATCTGGCCCGACTTCACCAACGGCGCCAACGTGGTGGAGGCCTCGGCCGTGGCCCTGGGCCTGCGCGCCAAGCTCGACAACGACGTGGGCTGGCACAAGACCCTCTCCAACATCGTGGTCAGCGGCGCCACCGGCATCGAGAAAGACGTGTCGTGGCAGCTGCAGAGCATGGCAACGGACGCGGGCTATCTCAACGCCGCCCAGGTCACCACGTTGATCAGGGAAAAAGGCTTCCGCTTCTGGGGCAACCGCACCTGCACCGAAGACCCGCTGTTCACCTTCGAGAGCTACACGCGCACCGCGCACATCCTGGCCGACACCATGGCCGAAGCCCACTTCTGGGCCAACGACAAGGTGATGAGCCCGGGCCTGGTGAAAGACATCGTCGAGGGCGTGAACCGCAAGATGCAAGAGTGGGTGCGCTACGGCTACCTGATCGGTGGATCCGCCTGGTACGACCCGGACGCCAACACCGCCGACACCCTGAGCGCCGGCCGCATCGCCATCGACTACGACTACACGCCGGTGCCCCCGCTGGAAGATCTGACCTTCCGCCAGCGCATCACCGACCGCTACTGGATGGACTTCAACGCCGCCATCGTCGCCGGCTGAGCAAGCCCACCAACCCCACCCTGACACCCCATCACCGGAGCACGCACCATGCAGATGCCGAGCACCCTCAAAGCGTTCAACTTTTTCAACGACGGCAACAGCTGGCTGGGCCTGGTTGACGAGATCGAGCTGCCCAAGATCAAGAAGAAGATCGAAGACCACCAGGGCGCCGGCATGCAGGCGCCCGCCCCCATCGGCCTGGGCTACGAAGCGCTGGAGATGACCGCCACCATGGGCGGCCTCGTGGCGCTGGGCATCACCCAGGGCGTCACGGTCGGCACGTCCAGCGTCACCGGCCGCTTCAGCGGCGCCTACCAGCGCGACGACACCTGCGCCGTGATCCCGGTGGACATCTACGTGCGCGGCACCTGCAGCGAGGTGGACTTCGGCTCCGCCAAACAGGGCGAAAAGAACAAGGTCAAGCTGGCGTTCAAACTGAGCTACGTGCGCGTGGTCATGGACGGCGCCGTGCTGGCCGAGATCGACGCCCTGGCCGTTGAGGCTGCGTTTGCTGGCGCGGTGAGCTGAGCCCGGCCCCACTTCTTCACCCCACCAGGATCACCGCATGAGCACCACCACCCCCATCTCCGTCGTCGTCAAGCTGTCGCAGCCCATCCAGCGCACCGCCGGCCCCATCACCGAACTGACCCTGCGCAAGCCCGCCACCGGCGAACTGCGCGGCCTGAAGCTCATGGACGTGATGCAGATGGACGTCAACGCCCTGAGCGTGCTGCTGCCCCGCATCGCCCAGCCCACCATCACCAAGGCCGACATCGACGCCATGGACCTGGCCGACATCACCGAGCTGGGCGTGGAGGTCATCGGTTTTTTCAGCCAGCCGGTGAGCCCGGCGCCAGCGCCAACGGCCTGACCGTGCCCGACGACGTGCAGGAAGTCGAAGCCAACCTGTTCGTCGTGTTCACCGGTTGGACACCCGACACCACGGCCGGCATGAGCCTGGAGGTGTTGATGCGCTGGCATGAGCTGGCGATCGAGCGGAACAAGCCGCAGACGTGAAAAAGCCCGGGTGACCGGGCTTTTTTGTTGGCGAAGGGGGTGCCGAATCGGCTCTCCCTTACGTCGCAGCAGCCTCCAGAGCCAGCCGCTTCTGCCGTAGCGCCGGGGCCAGCATGTCGATGCCGATGATCCGAGCGCCCAGCATGGCCGACAGCCGCTGGTATTTGTCGTACAGCACGGCGCCGATACCCAGCTCCTGACACTTCGCCAGCTCCAACGCCACGCGCAGGTGCTCGCGCTCGTAGCTCAGGCTCAGCCGGGACAGGGCGACCTGGTCGGCTTGGGTTCGCGGCTGGTAGACCCCCGTCCAGTGGTTCCACAGCACTTCATCGCACTCGTGTTGGTACCGCTGGATCTTCTTACGCAGCTCGGGCGCCACCTTGCCAGGGTTCAGGCTGTACAGCCACCCCGGCAGCTTGCGCAACGGCAGACATGTCATCGACCGAGGCTTCCCATCGTCGGCAACCGTCACGATTTCCGTGACGGTTGGCCCGAATTTCTCGACCAATTTGGCGTGTTGAGGTTGCCAAGCGAGGCCCAAAGCGCCCGCCAAGGCCCTCATGACCACGTAGGGCTGACCATTTTGGTCGGCCAAAACGAGGTGATCGCCATCGAACAGCACTTCAATCAAGCGGCTGCTCTGGTTCGGCTGGATTTCCGGGGTTTCGACCGATGGGGTGTTCGGCTTAGCCATGAGCCTTCTCCTCTTGAATCTGCATCGTGGTGAGCCGGTGGATGATCTCGGACGTGAAGCTGCGGTGGTTCTGGGCCGCCTGCTGCTTGAGCCAGTGGATCAGCCCATCGGGCATTCGCATGCTGATCGGGAGCTTGTTGGGCGGGGAAACGGGTGTGTTTTGCATGAATTTGGCTTTCATTGCGCACCGTGCGCACTGCAATTGTAAATATTCTTGTAGCTTGCTACAAGCACAATTACAATGAATCATGCTACTGTCGTGGTGTCCCGAAAGGGATGGAGCTTAAGAACTCCAAGGAACAGCGGAAAACCGCACCCGACAGGAAGCGGCTTTTTTGCGTCCGGCCATTGCTCACGAGTTTTGGCCGGGAGGGCGACGGATACAACACCCGCAAGGGGAAGAAGTCCGCCTGGCTGTTCCCAGGTTCTTAACCTCCCGGCCGCCTGCTGGCGCGCGTAAGAACGCGCCGACAGGCTTTGAAACCTCGAACAGGAGCATCGCCATGTCCAAGTCCACCGCCGCAACCAAAGCCGGCAAAACCACCCCCACCATCACCCTGCGCGCCAGCGCCCAGCCGCTCGACGGCCTGCACCACTACGACGCCGGAGACACCGACGTGCCCCCGCACGTGGAGCCCTTCAAGCCATTCGACTGGACGGCGGGCGACCCCGACGCCAAGGTGTCCAAGACCCGCGAGGCCCACATGCTGCGCGAGCTGTTGAACAACTGCCTCAACGCGCTGCCGGGCGCCGTGCTGTGCCTGCGCATTGCCGAGCAGTGCGCCATGGTGGGCGACCTGGGACCCGTGATGGTCGAAACGCTGGACGGCATTGGCCTGGAGCAACCGGCAGCGCCCTACCTCGACGCGAACGACTGCGCGGCGCTGCAGTCGATGGTGGCAACCACGCTGAACCTGTTGCTGGCCGACGCGCACGCGAAGGCGGCCACGCTCTCCCGGTAGGCGCCCATCGGGGTTGGCAAACCCGGGATTGCCAACCCCGCCGCATTGCCCTCGCGCGAGGGCGCTGGGACCATGCTGGCCATGATCCCGAAATCCCACCACAGCCGCTGACAGGAGCCGTATGCAAAAGGATATGGCGGTCAGTGTCACGTTCAACGGCGTCGACAAACTCACCCCGAAGCTGAAAGAGGCGATTGGGCGGGTGAATGAGCTCACCAAGCGGGTGACCGCATCAAAGCGCGAGCTGAAGGACCTCAATTTCAAAAAGGACCAGTTCGCAGCGCTGGACAAGGCCAAAGAGCAGATCAACAAGCTCCGGGAGCCGCTGCGCGTTGCCCGAGCCAACGCCGACGAGTTGGCCCAGGCCATGCAGATCGGCAAGGCCACCCAGAAGGACATGGACCGCGCGGTGGCGATGGTCAACCGCTACGAAAAGCAGCTCTCTTCAGCCACCGAGCAGGCGTTCAAGCTGCGCAAAGAGCTGACCGACAAGGGGATCACATCGGTGAGTGCCGCCAGTGGCGGTATCGGCGCGCGGATCGCTGCCGAAGAGCAGCGGCTCAAGGCCGTACAGGACAGGTTGAACAACATCCGAAGGGCGGAGCGCCGGGCTGGCGAGATGCAATCGCGCGCTGGCAGTCTCGCCATGGGTGGGGCGGGCCTGGTGGCTGGTGGTTACGCGATCCTCGCCCCGTTGAAGGCGGCAACGGAAGCCGCGTCAGCGTTCCAGGCGAAGCTGCGCCAGATTCAGGTCACAGGGGAGCTGACGGAAGCCCAGATGATCGCCCTGGGGAAGTCGGTGATTGATGCCAGCGGGAAAACCGGCCAGAGCACGATGAACCTGCTGGCGGGTAACGATTTCCTGATTGCTGCGGGCATGAAGCAGGGCCTCGCCGAGAAGGCCATGATGCCCATCGGCAAGATGGCGACGGCCTACAAGGCCGAGGTCGAGTCCATTGCCGCGGCTGTGTACACGCTCAACGACTCTTTCAAGATCGAGAAGTTTGAACAGGCCATGGAGATCATGGTCAAGGCCGACAAGAACGGCAGCGTCAAGTTCAAGGAAATGGCCGCCGTGGCGCCCACACTGGGCTCCGGGTTCGCCGCCATGAATATGACTGGCATGGAGGCGGTTGCAACGATGTCGGCCGGCCTCCAGATCGCTCGCAAGGGGGCGGCCACCTCCGACGAAGCCGCCAACAACATGAAGAACTTCATGGTCAAGGTGCTGAGCCCTGAGACCCTGAAGAAGGCGCAGTCCAACTTCGGCCTTGACCTGTACGCGGTCATGACGAACGCGCAAAAGGGCGGCGGCAACCCGATGGACGCCGCCATCGACGCGATCAGCCGTGTGACCAAGGGCGGCGACCAGAAGCTGCTGGGCGACCTGTTCCAGGACATGCAAGTGCAGAGCTTCCTGCGCCCGATGATCCAGAACCTGGACGAGTACAAGCGCATCAAGGCGGAAGCCCTGGGCGCCGTGGGGAGCGGGCTGATTGACCAGGACTTCGCGAAGTCGGCGAGGGACATGGATGTCACCACCTCGCGCATGGGCAACGCCTGGGAGAACCTGAAAACGAAGCTGGGCATAGCGCTTGAGCCCGCCCTGCAGCCGCTGATTGATATGTTGTCCCGTGCGACCGTGTCGCTGGTCGAGTTCACCGACAGGCACCCGAAGCTGGTCGCGGTCATTGCCATCGTGGCGGCCATTGTGGGCGTCTTGCTGGTAGGCATCGGCGGCCTCATGCTGATGCTCGCGGCCATCCTGATCCCCATGGCCGCGCTGACGCTGATGTCTGGCGTCCTAGGCATCACGCTGCTGCCGGTCCTGCTGATCATTGGCGCCATCGCCCTGGCCATCGCTGCGGTGGTGGCGGTGTTCGTCTACTGGGATGAAATCGTGGGCTACTTCATGGGCAAGTGGGAGGCTCTGAAGATCGAGCTTTCCACGGTCGGCACCTTTTTCGCGTCGGTTGGCCAGGCCATCATTGATGGGTTGATTAAGCCGATCTTCGAGGGCGGCGTGCAGGTGGTGAATGCCATCCTGGGCGTTGTGTCCCGCGGTGTGGACGCGGTGAAGGCCTTCCTGGGCATCCGCAGCCCGAGCCGCGTGTTCGCCGAGATCGGCGGCCACACCACCGCCGGCCTGGCGCTGGGCATCAACCGGGGCGCACCGGCCGCTGTGGAGAGCGTGCGCCGCATGGCCGCCGGCATAACGGTGGCGGGCGCGGCCACTCTGAGCGCTGGCATGGCCATGGCCGGGCCGAGCGCGCCGGGCACGCCGGGCGGTGGATCCGGCGGCGCTGTGAGCATCGGTCCGGTGTCCATCGTGATCCAAGGCACGGGCATGGACGCCGAAGCCATCGCCAAGGCGGTCGACCAGCGCTTGCGGGCCATGGCCACGCAGGCCAAGACCGAGCAACAGGCTCGATTTTTTGATGATTGAGGCCGAGCCATGATGCTGACCCTGGGTGAGTTTGTTTTCTGGGCGCTGGGCACGTCGTACGACGCGATCGAGCGCGACACCAAATGGCGCGTGGCCGCCCACAAGCGCGTGGGCCAGCGCCCGCTGCTGCAGTTCGTCGGGCCCGACGACGACAACATCACGGTTTCCGGAACGCTGTACCCCCAGCTGACCGCCGGCGCCGAGAGCATCGAAGAGCTGCGCGCGCTGGGCGACAAGGGCGAGTCACTGGTTTTGGTGGATGAAGCCGGGTGGGTGTATGGCCTGTTCGCGATCGCCCGGGTGAGCGAGAAACAGAAGCACATCATGGGCGGCATGGCCCAGCGCATCGACTTCACGCTCGACCTGGTGCGCGACGACGACAGCGCGATCGCCCAGCGCGTCTACACCTTCGCCTGACGCCATGAAAATCCCCGACTGGCTCATCACCATCGACTCCAAAGAGGTCGAGCGCCGCCGGTTTGTCGAGATGAGCATCACCGACAACCGCGGCCTGGAGGTTGACCAGCTGGTGGTGACCTTCAGCGACCAGGACGGCCTGCTCGCGCTGCCCCAGAAGGGCGTGGAACTCGGCATTTCCATCGGCTACCTGGGCGATGAGCTGGTGGACCGCGGCACGTTCGTGGTCGACAAGGTGAGCCACAACGGCCCGCCAGATTACGTGGTGGTGTCGGCCAAGTCGGCCCGGCTGAGCCAGAAAAACGGCCGCGACAACATCAACACCGAAGAGGGCGAAGGCCCGAAGCTGAAGGAACGGCGCGAGCGCACCTGGCTCGACATCACGCTCGGCGACATGGTGCGCCAGATCGCCGGCACCTACGGCATGGAGGTGCGGATCAGCGAGGCGCTGGAAGAGAAATACTTCAAGCACATCGACCAGACCGAGAGCGATTCGCACTTTCTGACCCGCATCGCCACCGACCTCGACGCGGTGGCCACCGTCAAGGCTGGAAAGCTGCTGTTCCTGCAGGCGGGCAAGGGCGAGAACGCCAACGGCGAGCAGATCGAGCGCATCGTGATCGACCGAAAGGACGGCGACATCCACGACTACGACGCCGGCGACCGAGGCCGCTGGACCGGCTGCTCGGCCCACTGGCATGACATCGCCACCGGCGAACGCAAGCGCGTCGACGTGGGGAAAGACGGCTACCGCCGCCAGCTCAAGCGCACCTACCCCAGCGAGGGCGCCGCCAACCAGGCAGCCCAGAGCGAATTCCAGCGCCTGGGCCGCGGCCTTGGCACCATCGAACTGCAGATCGCCGACGCGGATCCAGCCCTGTTCGCCGAAACCCCGATCACGCTCCAAGGCTGGTTGAAACCCGAGATCGATCACGACCGCTGGATCGCTACTCGAG